ATAGATGGTAGAAAGTTATTCATTCGTAATGCACACGCTGCTTTGAATACTTTATTACAGGGTGCAGGAGCTATCGTTATGAAGAAAGCTTTAGTTATCTTTGACAGTAAGTTAAGAGAAGCAGGACTAGAGCATAAGTTTGTAGCTAACATACATGATGAATGGCAGTTAGAAGTACCTAAAGAACACTCTAAAACTATTGGCGATATTGGAGTCAGTTCTATTATAGAAGCAGGAAAAGTATTTAAACTACGCTGTCCTTTGGATGGCGAATATGATAAGGGAGGAAACTGGAGTGAAACACACTAATAAAAACCTAGATAAAATTAATCCCAGTAGGAAGGGAGACTTTGCAGAATACTACGCAGTCACTTGGTTATGGGATAATGGTTATGAAGTCTTTCAAAACTCAGGATGTACTGGTCCAATAGACATGATTGCTATGGATAAGAAAGGTGACATTACTTTGATTGATGTAAAAACTTTTTGTAAAAGATATAGAGATGATGCAAACAATGATATTAGCGCACCCCGAACAAAAAAACAAAAAGAGATGGGTGTGAAAGTTTTAGGGTTCAATCCTACAAACAGAGAACTTAGATTTGTAGAGCATACAGAATGAATAAGAAACTAGACACACTTGTTGAAGATATATACGACAAGCTATCTGCTCTATCAGATGGTAAACCTTTAGACCTTGACGATAAAACTATAGATGAGTTTGGCGAGTCAATGAAAAAAGTTTTACATCATTGGGCTAATCCTAGACCTAGAGATACAGCGACACTTCGTATGTCTAACATAGGTAAACCCACCAGACAGCTCTGGTTTGAAATGAGATCTGAAAACAAAGAAACTGAAAAGATAAAACCATCTGTGTTCATTAAGTTTTTATACGGACATCTACTTGAAGAAGTGTTACTGATGTTAATTAAACTTGCTAAACATAAAGTTACAGGAGAACAGAAGGAAGTATCTCTTCAAGGTATAAAAGGACACATGGATTGTATAATTGATGGTGAAGTAGTAGACATCAAGACAGCTTCTGGTTTCGCGTTTAAGAAGTTTAAAGATAAAACCCTAGCCGAAGATGATGTTTTCGGTTATCTCCCTCAGTTGGCTGCTTACGAGGCTTCTATGGGTACAAACAAGGGGGGTTTCTTGGCAATGAACAAAGAGTCAGGTGAAATAGCATTGTATAGACCTGATTCTTTCGATAAACCAAACATAAAAAAGAAAATAAAAACAGTAAAAAAATTAATAAAGGTGGACAATCCTCCTGAATTATGTTATAATCCTATACCAGATGGTTCATCAGGAAACATGAAACTTCCTAGAGGATGTACTTGGTGTAGGCATAAGGTAGAATGTCATAAAGATTCTAACGATGGTAAAGGATTACGAGTGTTTAAATATGCAAAAGGATATACTTACTTAACTCAGGTTGTTAAGACACCTAAAGTTTTGGAAGTAACCAGATGAACGGAAGAAAATCAAAAGCATTACGAAGACGAGGTAAAGATATTCTCGTAGGTTGGCTACGTTCTTTTGTTCCAGAAGGTGAAGATGTTTCTGTAATAAATAGAAAAACATTACCTAATTTTTTAGCAGAAGAAACACATTTCTATTCTAACAGAAAGATAATGCTTAGTGCTTATTCATTAAGATGGATATATAAAAAGTTAAAACGTAATCCTGATTTTACTTTGGAAGATTTGAATGGCTAAAAGAAAACCTAGAAAGATAAGACCAAAAGAAAAAGGATTACCTAAAGGTTATGATAGTAAGTGGGAGTATGATTTACATAAAGGTATATTAAGTAATTGGAATCATCATGGTAAAATGATTGATTACATTATTGAAAAGAAATATGAACCAGACTTTACAAAAGATAAAATTATTATTGAAGCTAAAGGTAGGTTCTGGGATCATGCAGAGTATAGTAAGTATGTTTGGATTAGAAAGTCTTTACCGAAAACAATGGAACTTGTGTTCGTCTTTCAAAAACCTTACGCACCTATGCCTGCTGCAAAGAAAAGAAAAGATGGAACAAAAAGAACACATGCTGAATGGGCTGAGTCTAATGGTTTTACATGGTACTCAGAAGAAACTTTACCAGAAGGGTTTAAATAAATGGAATATAAATTCAACGAAGAAAATACAATAGAACAAATAAAAAGATATGTAGATAAAACATATGAGAAACATTATGCTAGTGGAAAATATCAAGCAACAGATATGATTATTGATGCAGGACATGGAGAAGGTTTTTGCATGGGTAATATTATAAAGTATGCTATGCGTTATGGTAAGAAAACTGATCCTGTTACTGGAGACTATAAGAATCAAGCAGACTTATTAAAAATTATACACTACGCTATAATAGCTATACACTTATGGGTAGAGGAGAAAACAAATGCTAAGTAGATTATTATATATGATTCCGTTTATTGGAATGGTAGTAGGTTCTTATTTTATATGGTCTGCAGATATAAAAATCGCAATATTAATGGCAGGGTTAGCTCTAACACAAAGTCTAATATGTTTTGCTTATCTTGTATTTCAGATTATGCTTAACGGAACAGAAGGAACATTAGAAGTAGAAGTACAGTTATGGGATGCTCTTATGCCTGTTATCTTTTTGATGCTATCTTCTACAATATTTTTATTATTAACAACACAATTCGCAGAGACATTTTTAATATGAGTACAGAACAAAACAATGTAGGACTACCTACAAACTATCAACAGTTTATACATCTAAGCAGGTACGCTAGATGGAACGAAGATAAACAACGTAGAGAAACTTGGAACGAAACAGTCTCTCGATACTTTGATTTCTTTGAAACACATCTTAAAGAAAACCATAACCTAAGTAAGTCACAGTTTGATGAAACTAGAAAGTACTTAGAAAAAGCTGTACTGTATCTAAACATTATGCCAAGCATGAGAGCATTGATGTCAGCAGGTACAGCATTACAAAAAGATAATGTTGCAGGATTTAACTGTAGCTATGTAGCTGTAGATAATGTTAGAGCATTTGATGAAACACTCTATATACTTATGTGTGGTACTGGTGTTGGGTTTAGTGTTGAGCGTCAATACATAAATCAATTACCAGATCTTCCAGAAGATTTGTTTCCTACTGATACAGTTATTAAAGTAGCTGACTCTAAGATTGGTTGGGCAAAATCATACAAAGAATTATTATCCTTACTTTATGCAGGACAAGTACCTACATGGGATGTATCTAACATCAGACCTTATGGTGCTAGACTTAAAACATTTGGTGGTCGTGCTAGTGGTCCTGCTCCGCTTGAAGAGCTTTTTGAATTTACGATCAATATATTTCGTGATGCAATAACAAAAGGACAGCGTAAATTAGTGTCCATAGACTGCCATGATTTGATGTGTAAGGTCGCAGAAGTGGTAGTAGTAGGAGGAGTAAGGCGAAGTGCTTTAATCTCTCTCAGCAACCTCTCAGACAATCGTATGCGCAATGCTAAGTCAGGTGCATGGTGGGAAGATAATCAGCAGAGAGCTTTATCTAATAACTCTGTATCCTACACAGATGCTGCAGAAACTGGTGCATTTATGCGTGAATGGTTATCACTATACGAATCTAAAAGCGGTGAGCGTGGTATCTTTAATCGTCAAGCAGCAGAGAAACAAGCTGCTAAGAACGGAAGAAGAGAAGAGTATAAACATTTCGGATGTAATCCATGTAGTGAAATCATCCTACGCAACAAACAGTTCTGTAATTTAACTGAGGTTGTTGTTAGACCTGATGATAATGAAGATACTTTAATAGCTAAAGTAAAAGCTGCTACAATTCTTGGTACGTTTCAAGCTACACTTACAAACTTTAGATACTTGACAAGTAAGTGGAAGCATAATACAGAAGAAGAATCTTTACTTGGTGTATCTCTTACAGGGATCATGGATAATAAAGATATGATAAATGGTAAAATAGATTTAGATAAATTAAAAAATATATCTATTGATATGAATAAAGTATGGGCTAAGAAGCTAGGTATTCCCCAATCAGCAGCCATTACTTGTGTCAAACCTAGTGGAACAGTTAGCCAGCTGGTCGATAGTGCTTCTGGTATTCACACTAGACATAGCCCATACTACCTTCGTACAGTAAGAGCAGATAAAAAAGATCCTTTAGCTAGGATGATGGTTGATGCAGGAGTATACCACGAAGATGATCTTACTAAACCAGAACATACTTTGGTATTTTACTTTCCAATGAAGAGTCCTAAAGGTGCGTTGACTAGAAAAGATTTGTCAGCTACTGAACACTTAGAAATCTGGAAAGATTATCAAGATAAATGGTGTGAACACAAACCCTCTGTAACTATCTCAGTTAAAGAAGATGAATGGTTAGATGTAGGTGCTTGGGTATATAAAAACTTTGATGATATATCGGGTATCTCTTTCCTTCCATACTCAGATCACTCATACAAACAAGCTCCTTATCAGGAAATAACTTACAATGAGTATAGGAAATGGCTAAAGAAAACAACAGACGTTGTTGACTGGTCTAAGATTACTGAGTATGAAACAGAAGATAATACTGAAAATACTAAAGAACTAGCCTGTAGTGCAGGTACATGTGAGATACTTTAATGACTAAGAAAACCGAAGCAAACTTAATAAGTTTTAAAGTCCTCCTCAACAGAGACAATCAATTAATAACTGAACTTTCAATGCTCCCTGAGAAACATATTGATGAATTGTTTCATGTTGACGAGGCTTGGATAATCCGTAATGTAATAAAGAAAAGCAAAGATAAACTTTTCAATTTGCACGATCACTTACAAGGTGAACTGCAAGCATTACAGGATAGATGATACCTATTTAATCTTTATAGATACAGGTTTGTCTTCTTCTGGAACAATACGTTCCATTTTAATAGTCAACATTCCGTCTTTAAGTTTAGCATCTTTGATTTCAATATCATCAGCAAGATTGAAACTTCTTTTAAAGTTTCTATTTGCTATACCTCTGTGAAGAGTTTTAAAATCAGCAGGGTAATCTTCACTAATTGAAGAACCTTTAATTGTTAATGTATTTTTTTCTTGAACAACATCTAAGTCTTCTTTAGATATACCTGCAACTGCCATCTTAAGTTCATAAGTATTTTCTTTCTTGGTCATGTTGTAAGGGGGATAACCTGAACCTCTATCAATATTTTGCAAGCGATACATGTCGTTGAACAAAGCATCGAATCCAATAAATGAGTTTGAGAATATAGGTTTAGTGAGGTCTAATAAGAATTTATTAGTCATAGTATTTACTCCTTTTTATTAAGCAAGTGTTATTGTTATTATTGGCGCACATTATGCCACACCAATACTTATATTATAAGGTCAGATTTAAACTTTGTCAAGTTTTTTTAACTTCCTTGACGTATTGTTATTGTAGAACTGCTTCCACCATTCGTAGTAATCTGATTTACTTTACCTTCTTGTTCTATTGTTATATTGTAAGATCCTGCTTTATCTACTTTCATTTCTAACGTATCTTCTATAGCTCTTAGAAACTTTAAATGCGTATCAGTTATGAAGGTACTTATCTGTGTGTCACTATCGTATCCTACTGCTGTACCTTTTACTCCGTCAGCCGATAAAGATTTCTCAGCTTTACTAAGTTCATCAACCTCTTGTATCACATCAAGAAGATCTTCTAAAAAATTACCTGCTAGATAATCTATGTCTAGCTCTGTGTATTCTAATTCGTTATCTTTTAGTTCGTCTGTGTCAAGCTCGTTAAAGTCTAACAAGTCTACATCAAGTATGTTATCTGCTACTGTGTTACCTTCATCTGATTCTGATTCTTCTCTTTGAGGTGGATTAACAATTAACATATTATCTATCATGTCTATGCTTAGATCTAATATAACCGAAGGAGTTGGTGCAGTTTCAAAGTTATAAACTGTAGTAGCTTCATAAGGTTTGTTAAGTATTACTTGTCCTAACGCTGTGTTAACTGTTATCTCACCACTTGCATCACCGAACTCATCAGGTAAAAGTATTACAAGAGCTTCTCCAGTTTCTTTTACAGTTATTGTAAAGTCTGTACCTCTTATTCCAATAGTAGCAGCATGTGTCCTTACAGTAATGTTGTCGTTAGGTATACGTTTCTTTTTACTGGATATAAATCTACCAGTACCCTTAACAAAGTTAAGAGCCATGCTAGACTTACTTGGATTTGGATCAAACACAAACTCATCAATAATAACATTGCTGTGTTCTGTTAGACGTATTGTAGTTTCATCTCTAAACGTAACACCCATTCTGCCTTTAGCAGTTTCAAGTTTATCCATAGCATTAAGAGAAAAGTCTATAGCACTTTCGTATGGTTTGTCTCTTACTACTCTGGTGTTTCCGTTTAGTTCTGTAATACTTCCTATATCAACATCCAACTGCTGTGCCTTGATCGTCCTGATTAACGCATACTGTTCCGTTGTTTCCGTCAGACACAATGCGCAACCAATCATTATCCAAAGTAGACTGCTGTTCAACATCAAACGACCTTGAGTTACCATCGTGTTCCAACTTGAAGTAGCCAGACGCATATCCATCTCCATCGTAATTAACTGTGTTACTGTCACCATCAAGATCTATGTAGTTCGTAGCAGAGTCTACATCGAGATCAATATTAACAGTATTTGAATCACCTTGAACTATAGTGTCTATATCTGCACCACTAGCCAAGCTGTTAGTAGCTAGGTCAAGAGTAAATGTATTTGTATTACCATCAACATCTACATTAACATTTGCATTGTCTGCTGAGTAAGTATTTGTAGGATCAACTTGAATAGTAAAAGAGTTTGTATCTCCGTCAAAATCAAATATACCTGTAAATGTATCTGAGTTAATATCACCAAGCATCTTGTTGTTGTTACCTATTTGATTGACATCAAGTGTCATTGTAGTACCATCAAGATCAAATGGAGTCATAGATCCATGTGTTGATAATAGTCCACCTATTATGTTACCGCTTCCAAGTTGTTCTAAATCTATGTTAGCTGTCGCACCGACTTGATCTACATAAATCTCATTATCATCAGCTCTAACTTCGTTAAATAAAAAAACGCTACCTGCTATTACAGCTACACTAAATAAAGTACAATCTAATATACTAATTAGTTTCTTCATATTCCCAATACCCCCTGATTATTCCTGTTTTAATTATTTCTAACACACCTTCTTCTATTGCCTGTTGAAGAGCTATAGAGGTACTTTCGTTTTCTGAAGCTCCTCCTTCTATCTCTACAAGTTCTGTTCCGTTAGATACAAACCTAAACAAATCTTGAGAAAGTCCTACTGATATAACACTCTTACTAACTAATACTTCTATTAACACTTCTCCTGTCGAGACAGAAACCAACCTAAGTGATATAGTTATTAAGTCTTCTCTGTACTCTTTACTTGAACCTATTCCTAAGTATCTAGCACCTATACCACCGCTTCTAATATTAGAATCTATTGAAATCACAGCACCCTGTACCAATAATCCTGCTAGTAAAAGAGGTTTAACGCTGCTGTCCTCTTCAAAAGATTCCCTTGTACTGCGTATAAGTTGTCTTTCTTTAGTTAAACTGTCAAGACCTACACGTTCTGCTACTTGGAAAAACTTTCCATTTGCTGCGTGTTTTAAAGCACGAATAAGAAATGCTTCTGGTGCTTGAGTAATTGCTGTAGAAAATAAAGCAAACTGTCCGTTGCTTCTACGCTGTCCTGTTTGATCTTTAAAACTATTAGGATAAATAGCTATAACTGGTTTTCTTTTTGCAGCAGGTATGCTCTTTAATTCTTCTGATTGTAAGTCTAATACAGAAGCTTTCTCAATAATAATATAAGGAATACCACCTTCTTCTAATAAAGAACTATATCTTGGCGCACAACTAGAAAGTAAAACTACCGATAGGAACAGTAATGCTAGTCGTACCCCCAGTTTCATCTGTAATAGTAAGCGTGATAAGTTCATTTTCAACTTTGTATTCAATAGTGTTTCCCTCTAGCTCAAGTGATCCTGCTGTTTGTGGTGTTTCTCCGAACAGTTGTTCTACCATTTGTCGTGATAACTGTGCATAGATTCTGCTTTCTAAGTTTCTTATAAACCTTGCAAGTGTAGTGTTGTCTGCTTCTCTAGCTAGTTCATCTTTATAAGCTTCTATCTCTTCTTTAATATCTCTAACTCTTGTAGACTCTTGGTTCTCGATTGTAAGATAATGACTTGATGTATTTATTCCAGAGAAGCTAGGACTTTTAAATCTATAAAGTAACTCGTCAGCTTTTAATGCGTTACTAAAAAAAAGTATTATAAACAAAAAAATAAAATTAAACACAAACAATAAATTAATGAGTGTATTTATTGATATTTCTTTAAGAATTTTTTTTGTTTTCTTTATCATCTACTAATCTATTCTCTTCTTTAAGTTCAAGAACTGTGTTTACTTTTTGTTGTAGTCTAATCATGTCTTGATCTAACAACCTAAGTTGATCTGTTAATCTAATAATAGTTACTTTCATTTCTTGTACAGCAGGATCAATTTTATTAGTTATTGTTTGCCATACAAAATAAACAAAGTAGCCAAGTCCTACGACCATGACTACTGGAAACCCGAAGTCAGATACTACCTGTACTATGTCCATTATCTAAACTTCTTTTGTATATATTTTATTCCTGCATATATTGATAAACCATAAATAGCAAACAAACTAAGAGAGCCAAACACAATAAAATAATCAGAAGGGTATAGATATATTAAACCAAATAAACCATCTACTGCTGCTTCTACGTCACCTATTGGTGCATAATTAATCTCGTCTTGCATCTATTTTTCCATCCTCTACAAAGTTTTCTGCTCTAGCTATGCGTTCTAAGTCAGGTGATAAGTTTAATGCGCTACTTACGCTAGTATCAATGCGTATCATATCGTTGTTCATTGTAGATGCTCTGGTAATAAGCATTTTAGATATTGCTTGAACAGTTTGTATTTCTCCTACAAGACCATCCATTAGTTGTTTCATAACAAGAAAAATAAAGTATGCCATAATAAGACCACCTGCAACAGGTAATCCAAGTTCAGCTACAAGTACAAACATACTTTCCATGTTTTACCACTTAACTTTATCAGCCCAATAAGCTGCAGACATTTTACCTTTTTTAATATTTTTACGATGTCTAGCTTTAAAAGATTTACGTTTCATCTTCATACGTCTAGACTCGCCTGCTTTAGGTTTACCTGCAGTCTTAGCTCCTTTCTGTCCAAAACGAATAGTCTTTATTTTATCGCCTTCTTTAGCAACTACAATGTGAGACTTTTTAGGATGGCTCGGAGTACGTTTAGGTTTATTGAAACCAGAAACACCTGCTCTTGCAAGCCTTGAGTCTTTCTTCTTAGCCATTATTTCTTTTTCCTTTTCTTGGTTTTCTTTTTATGAAGCCCATGTCGAGCATGTTGTTTACCTTTAGCAGTAGCAGCACGTTTCTTTTTATTTGCTGCTGCAAGTTTTTTTCTACCTGCAGGAGTAGACTTTAGCCTTTTAATTTTAGCAGATGGAGCATACACTTCACCAGTTTCAGAAGACTTCTTACCACTAGCTGTGCGCCACTTTTGTTTTGTCCACTTCTTTAAAGACTTCTGAGACTTCTTAAGTGCCATTACTTACCTCTTGCTATTTTCTTTGCAGTTTTACTTAGCTTGTTAAAGTGAAAAAGTTTTTTACTTGTTTTAGTATGAGTCTTATTAGAATGAAGCTCACCGTTAGGCATTTTATGTGTGTTACCCTTAAACTCAGTACCGTTTCTAAAGTAATGTTTAACTCCTTTAGCCATTACATCTTCTCCATATCTTGAATAGATTTGTAATCAACTTTTCCACCCATCATCATTTTCTTTCGCTTAGAATCGTACATTCCACCGCCCATCATTTTCTCTCTTTTTTTTGGTCTACCTTTTTGGCTACCATAAGTTCCTTTTCCCATTGGCATTATTTGTATCCTCCACCTTTTGCTTTATATTGTTTAGCCAACATCTGTGCTTTTCTTGCACTCCATTGACCTGCTCTTCCACCTTTACTACCTGCTTTAATTCTATTAAATAGATTCTTCCGCATAGTAGGTTTAGTATAATTACCTGCTTTATTTACTGTTGATTTCTTTTTCTTTTTGACTGCCATAATAATCCATTTGATCTTTAAGTTTTATTTGTTGTTTTCTAAAGTTAAATTTTTGCTTGTTTCTAATTTGTTGTTTTCTAGCTTGGTTTCTAAACCCACCTTTTCTCATAACATTAAATCCTCTAATGCTTCTAATTTATCTTTAGCTTGTGCAAGTTTATCTAGTTGTTCATCCATAACTTCTACAATGTCTGCGTGTTCTCCAACACCTACACTATTTTTAAAGTATACAGATAGGTTTGCTTCTGCTTTAGCTATTTCACCTTTGTAAACAGCTTTTAAAGCTTTGTACTGCGGTGTATGGTTTATGTTAGTCATTATCTTTATCCTTTGTATTGCTTGCTCCAAAGTAGAAACTAATTACAGCACTTGCAAGTCCTCCAAGATAACCAAGAACTAAGTTAATTAGTGCTTCTGAGTTTTGCTCTGGTGGTTGTAGTGTTACTAAGAATATGTAACCCATAAAGCCACCAACAACAGCTATACCCATGATACGAGATGTCCAGTCCTTAGAGAACTTTCCTCTTGCATCTTGTATGTCTGCAGTTTCTAGTGCGTATAGATCAACATCTAGTTCCTTCATCCTAACTTCAAAATCTTTATCAATCTTTTTAAGTTCTGCAAGTTGTTCAGGTGTCGCAGCTTGTACTGCTGCTTCTATTTTCTTAGGTGTTGGTTCACATCCAAGAGCATCAGCTACCATATTTGCAGCCATCGAACCCATTGGTCCACCTAGAGCTGTGCCTATAGTAGGAGCTACAGCACCTATAATATTTTTCACATTTTTAAGTAAGTTTAGTTTCATTTGCTTTCTCTTTTAGTTCCTCGTTGTTGAAGCGTATGCTTTCATTTCCTAGAATATCTTCTACTGATTGCATCGCAAGTTCTAATGGCATGTCAGGCATACCTTTTAAATGCGCACTTAACAGCTCTTCATATACTTTTCTAAACTCTTCACGTTTTATCCAAGCAAGTTCTGTTTTAGAACGCAGCTTACAGTCTATCCGATAAGCTCTGTCGAGATCATCTTCAAGATACATAATCAAAATATCTTCATCCATTGACTATCATCTGTTCTAGTCTATCTGCCCTGTTCCCTACTTGTTTTGCCCAACGACTATCAAGCATTTCCTTACCTGCTGTCTCATAGTCACCTTCTTCCATCGCACCTAAAAACTTTTTAAAGTTTAAAAGTTTTGTCAAACCTAAATTAAATATCATATTAATAATAGCTCGTTGTCTAACGTCTGTTAGATCTGCAAACCATTTGAATACTCTAGTTGCTTCTTCTTCACAAATTGTTATATCGTTGGCAAGAAGATAGTCAGACTCATCCATAGTGATACCACGCTCTTCTATATTTCTACCCACACCCAGCGTTAAAAATCCTGCCGAGCATTTGTAAGGTCGTAGTTCTACACCTTCGTCACGTTTAAGTTCTTCAATTAGTTTTGCTTTATCCATTTGCGTTCCTTTGTTTTAGTCTGTTTACTAAACCACCTTTAGAATAAGGTATCTGTGTTCCTGCAGGTATTACTTGTCCGGGAAATTCTGCTCTACCAACACCTGCCCTATTAGGTTTTTGCATCCTTAAACCTTTACCTTCTACGTTAAAAATATTTCCCATGAATTTACCTTTTACTGGATTTTTAGCTAGTACAAATCCTCCTATTTGTATAACTTCTTCTGCAGATAAAAGAGGATTCATTGTTTCTCTTTCATAAAACTGTAAACTTTTTTTAGGATTAAAGCCAACCTGAATCCACTCAGGATCAGCTATAAGTTTTTTTGCTAACTGTGCTAGTTTTACTGGATCATGTTCTATCCATTCCCCTCTCATAGTTGACATTGGAAATTTATTAACATCGCCTGCTTGTACTTGAAAAGTTCTACCTATGTCTTCATTTACAAAAGTTACATTTTTTATATATCCTGTTTTTCCATAACCAATTACATCATCAGCAGTTTTTGCTTTTCCTTTTCTTGGTTTATGCGCTGTTACAACCCAAGTATTAGTATTTTGATATGCAGGTATATCTAATCTTAATTCAATTAAATCTCCCTCTTTTAAAGTATCATTAAAACCTATAATTTCTTTATTTTTACTTTTTATACCGACAGACATTGCTATTTCTTTATCAGAAGGAAGATCATTAATTAATTTTTGAAGTTGAGATGAATCAAATGTTCTGCTTTCAATAGGATAATGTTTTTCTAAAGCTGATTTAAAATTTTGAACTCGCGTTTCTAAAGGAACTGCTTCATCTATTAATGCAAAAGATGCGTCTTCTACTTCTTTAGGTGTAGTTAACTCTGCTTTGTCTCTTGTTTGTTTCCATACTGAAACCTCTTCTTTATTAATATTTAAAAGATCCCATGTATCTTTTTCCGAAGAAACAATAGGAGTTTCTGTTAAAGTTTTATCAACTTCTATTTCTCTAGGTTTAGAACGATTAATTTTTTTATTTTTAGTAGTAGCTCTGACTAAACCTGCAAGTATATTAAAAGGTTTTCTTTTACCTTCGTTTCTTCTTTCTAAAACTTCTACAAAACTATCTCCTGCAGTTACAGAATAAGGTTCTCCTGTGTATTCATTAATACGATCTTTAGGATCATCTACAGCATTTTGTACTTGTAATCCGCCTTCAAAGTTTTGTTCTCTTTCATTATCTACTTCTCTAACCATTCCGTCTACAAATTCTTTGGTTTCTACATTAAAGTTTTTAATATAATTAGCCCATTCAGGAAGAGGGATTGCTTCTATATCTCTTAATCTTTCTCGTTCAAGCTCACTATTATAATTAAAATTAATTAAAGTTTTTACTCCATAATATTTATTACGGAGGTTTTCGTTTATTTTTTCTTGTAAGTCATAATCAAAAACTATACTAGACCCTACTAACTTTCTAAAAGAAGGATTGTTTTGTATCAAACTATCTGCTTTTGAATCTAATAAATAAGAAGGAAGATCATTAATTAATTTTTGAAGTTGAGATGAATCA